TAGCCCCTTGAGAGGGAGTAGTCCATAATCTCCTTAGGAGACGGTTCATTAAACGTAACAACCTTCCTGCTAGTCTTTATACCTATAGAGCTAAGAAACCTCACCAGAGCCTCAGGTAGCAAGGATAACTCCTTGGTAGCCTTCAGCACAGTAGTGTCACTGTTGGGTATGGTGTCGAAGTGTTGAGGTACTATAAAGTATAGCTGCTCCTTAATCTTCTTGACCCTTACGTAACCAGTGCTCACTAGTTCTGTGGTGGCGTTCCTTATGTCTACTAAACTTAAGCTCAGTTGTAACTTCACAAGCTCTAGGTTTACGTTAATAACCCCAACAGTCATTAAGTTGGGGCTAGTAACTAGGTAGATGTATAGCAGCTTTGAGTTGTTATCCATATGAAGGAACTTGTTGTCGCTCCATAAGGTGGTTACCCTAACTGCCATAGCTATTTAAAAAGGTAGTGCGTCCTTATCGTCCTCCTCGTCATCCTCTGGAGCAGTCTGCTCCTTGCCCTCCTGCTCTTCACTATCATCCGTAGCCTCGACCTTCTTCTTGTCGGTGAAGCCCTCAAAGTACTTCTGCACCTTGATGTCCTGCTCAGTAGCCATCTCAATATCATCCTCAGTAAGCGGTAGCGTTTTGAAGTCTATCACATAGAACCAAATAGGTCTAGGAGCTCTAGGGTTCTTCTTAAGCTTGGCGTCCAAATCCTTCTCCTCCTTCTCAGTCACTGGTATAAACTTACCCTTGACTAGTTTAGACAAAGCCCCACGCTTTACCTTGATTACACTGTCGTACTCAGCACCCTCACCAATCTCCTCGATGAAGTTAATCCATCCGTTAAGTGATGACCCTTGGAACTGTACGTTACATATCTCCTCACCCTCTCCAGTGACGTCACATAGACAGATAACGTTGGTAGTAAACTTACCACCCGCTGCCTTCACAGTGTCCTTAATGTTCTTGTAGAGCCCCTCAGCAATATTAGTAACCTTCTTATCCTTCCAAGACACAACCTTTAGGATGTCCTTGCCAGTCTCAGCGACTAAGTTAGATGTAATCTGTGCACTAGTATCTGAATCGAATCCTGATACAGATGCTCTAACGTCTAGGACTATAAGCTCTAACTGCTCTAGCTCTACTCGTTCTCTCTTATCCTTGTCGTAGTAGGTAAATGTACCCGTGCTGCCTCTGAAATCTAAATAACGTTTAATCGGTGAAGTGTTTCCTCCTCTTCTTTGTGTTCTGCTCATAATAAAATTGAATTAAGTTTAAATTAAAATAAATGTGTAATGTGTTTACTCTCGAACTGTTCTACCTGTGCCTGATAGAACTGCATCATGTCATGCAGTCTGTGTATATTCTCGCTACAATTCTTTATCCGCTTCGTATAGAATCGCTCGTTTTTGGGTAGCAACTTCTGGTACTTAGCCTTCTTAATGTATAGCGTCTCTATCTCCCTCATATAACTCTCGACACGTATCAAGTTTCTACCGTACATAATCATGTTAGTGCCCTTCACGAATCCATAAGCCTTAAACAAGTCCATGTCGTGTTTGGATACACTGTTGTAGAAATCATTGAACCTAGTGTCCAAAATTGTGTATGAGTTGTCTGCAAAATAGTGCGTTATCTTGAAACCCCTTTGGATTACGAAGTCGCAGGTCTTAGAGGTGAATACCTTATCAGGGCACACCTCCTCGAACCATTCCTTTAACCTCTTCATAATTTTTGGGGTTTGCAAATGTACGAATAAAATATATACCCGTAAAAATCAATAGCTTCTCTCATAGTTTTAAATTTAGTATTATATTAAAGTTTGTAGTAGGCGTAGACCGAGTATAACGTGGCAACTATCGATGCAGCTACTACGCCAAAGATGATAGTGTGTGCCAGTATCTTCTCGAATCTTTTCCTTCGGGGTGACCTCATATCAATCCTATCCCTTGTGTCCCTCTGTGGTGTTCTAAAGTTCATATATCTCGTTTTTGCAAAGATAGTAAATCACCATCTCTGTGCCTATTAATTAACAATAGTTTAACTTTATCATAATGCTCAACATAACCTAAAGCTTGATACTTGCTATATACAGCTTGTAGCTTGTCTGCGCAAATTAATGCACATCGTTTGGCTATTTTAATTTGACCAAAACCTATATCGTCTGTACTTGGAAATTCTTTTAAAAACCTATCAACTAACTCTTTTGCTTCTTCTTTTGCTGTCATATTAAAAATCTTTTATTGCTTCAATAACCCATTGAGGTGCATTACCTATTTCATCTAATCTTTCTATTAATTCTATTTTTTCTTTTGGTTTCATAATTTATTTATTTCCTGTTTAACTTCTTCCCAATAATTTATCTCGTAATTAGTTACTTTCTGTATTTCATCTACACAAATCAATGCACATTGTTTGGCTGTTAATCTACCTAATTTTCCCTGTAAGTATTTTGGCATTTGATTAATAAACCTATCTACTAACTCTTTTGCTTTATCTTTTGGTGTCATAATTTCTCTATTTTTGATTTACTTTTATAACTCATATCCCCTAGTTAGGGTGCATTAAAACATCAATGCTAGCAAAGTGTATAAAACACCCTCAACCATAGCGCAATGCCATAAGTGTTTGTAAATTTTGCCATCATACTCTTTTGGTAATTTAGGTCTTGTCAAATATTGAATAAGTGTTATCATAATCAAATAACGCACCCTAACAATGTATAAAAATAATAGCTATTTAGGTGCAATTTATAAAGCTATTACTTGTTAATTAATGTATTTACTATCTCAATGTTTTAGCGTACTTACACGCTACTATTCTTATACTAAACGTTAGGCTTCATTACCTTCCAAATCCTCGTTCAAATAATATTTTCTTACTTCCACCAAAAGCAAGTTTGTCTTGTGCAAAACCTCTTGGTGTATATTTACAAAGCCAATCGAAACTTTCGTGATACCAAACATTAGGTAGTTTACTTTCAGTTAAAGTCATAAAGGGGAAGTTCCATCCTAAAACAACGTCTGTTAATTGGTGTTCGTTCATTTCCTCAACAGGCAACGTAAGCCTAACAACATGTATATCACATTGCTTGGCTTCTATCTTTTTACTAAATAATCGCTTAATCCAATTCATATCTTTATCTATTTAATTCAGTTCTTAATTCCGCAACGTGGCATACACAAGTAACGTTGTAAGCAATTAAAGGTTCATTACTTCATTATTGTATTTTTGTATCAATTCGCTTTCAAAAAATACTTGGTCGCCTTTCATATAGTGGTCTTTGTAAACTGTATATCCATTAACTATTAGCCAATCATCAAAGTTATCGTCATCCAATTCCTTTAACTCCTCACAACAACGTGTATAATTAATAGCTTCTAATAGCTCATTTGCCAAGTTATCGAAATCTTTTTCGTATATTTTATTATAATCGTTTTTACTTTCAGTTATATTATTATTTAAAATCTCTATTATTCTATTTTTCATTTTTATAAATTTTTAGTTTATTATTCCGCTACTAATCATACACAATACAGTTATAAGTCATATTTACACCAAGTCACATTTTCTACAGGTATCGTGTACTCCTCTAAACTCACATAAAGTATTACCACAATTAGGGCAATGATGGGTGTAAAAACGCCATATAACATTGTATAAGCCACATTTAAGGCTCATCCATTTATGTAACTTCGTTTCTCTAAATTTTGGTATATCTTTAAGTGCTTTCATATATTTTAATTTAAACGTGGTTTATACTTTTAAGTTATGGTTAATTACTTTTTAACTCATTCAACTTTTTTTCCCACTCTAATTTTAATTTCTCCCAAAAATGCTTACCATTTTCTCCCTCGATTAATATTTTTTCTTCACAAACTTTTATGCTTGTCTTACAGTGTTCTATCATTTTTTTATTATCCATATTTTTATCTTATAAATTAACTAACCATAACAAGGTGTATAATGCATTTTCGTGCCTCAAACGACACCATACACAAACCGTTAGCTCTAATAAATTACATTAAACGAAATTCTAGGGTCTTTAATTCTTATTCCGCTAGTATCTGGTCTGTCCCCAATTAAGTGAGATACATCCAATCCTGTTATTGTAAATATACTTTTCACACCATTGTTTTCCCAAAGATGTTTCAAGTGTATATCACAACCGTTTTTAAGGTTCGGGTTGGTTACTACTTCATACAGTCTCTCTATAGTCCATTTACTAGAGCTAACAACAGGTATAGTTAATTGCTCCTGTTCGTACTGCTTTACAATCTCTTTTGCTTTCTCGTAATCTTCTTTATTTATCATAATATATCTTTTAAATTCGCAACTAACCATACCCAAATTCGTTAGCGGTAATCTGTTATTACATCAACAATCATCGCTATACTCATTAATATTCCTATGCTTAGAGGCAAATACCAAACTTCACTATCTACTCTATACACGTATTCAAAACACATTCCAATCATTCCACATGTTAAGTATCTTCTAAGTTTAGGCATACCGCTAACAAGGTGTAAAAATAATTTAGGCTTTTTCTCTAAACCTAATCTTTCAATCATATCTTCTGCTGTAATTTTATCTTCCATAATTTCTGTTATTTAATCCGTTAAAAATCTAACCATATAGCCATACGTTGTATGCAATTAAAAAAGACATACAACAATAAATATAAATAATAAAAAGTGGCTTCCAACATTACAGCTATCAGCTCTTGTCAGAGCCTTTTCAAATAGGAGTCGAACCTATTAATTACCTTAACGCTACCGAGTAGCAACATATTTCTATTGGTAACCCTACCTTGTTTTAACGGTATCGAACCGCCACCACTTTTTAAAATTCATATTCAAACCGTTATCACTATCATAAGAAAAAGAATAGCAGCAGCACTGTCGTAATAAATGGCAGCACTAGGAATAGACCTAGTATTAGCAGCCATATCTTTGTATCCTCTGAGAGCTCTAGCCTCACTCGTCTGTACTTGTTTATTCTATTTCTCATCCTTTAGTTCTTTTTTCATTTCATTAATAATTGTACCCTGTACCAGATAGTTCTTGAGCTTATACTGCCCCTTGAAGTTCTTTATAACGAAGCCTAACGCCTCTTCTATCCTACTTGTTGCTTTACCCTCTCGGTGTCCTACAACGCCCTTAGCTAAGTCCTTAAGCGTGTCTACGACGGGTATACCTTGCATGGCTCTGACCTCGCATATCTCTATAATTGTTCTGTACGGATTGTCCGACCAATGTTTCTTAAACCTTTCCATTTTCATTCCTTATGTTTTTCGTTATACATCTTATCGTCTCTGAATATTAGCCTTATGAGGAGGTACGTTATAAGCACCTCCCCCGCTATACATATAGCCATCACCATTACTCAATGTCTAGTTGACTGTTATACACGCTCTGTATGTCCCTGATTAGACTAAGCGTTACTGAGTTCAAGGCAAACGAACTATCCCTTATGTAGAAACACTTAGGGTAGATTGCTGCAACATTCTTATCACCTCGGAAGATGCCACCTAAAAAGTGGTAGCTCGTGCCCTTGCTAGGCTGAAAGGTGAGTCCGTACAACTCTAGCACCTCATCAATCCTATTATCAACCTCCATAAGACTGTCGTGGTACTCGTTCTGTATGATAACCCGTGTGTGGTCTGTCATGTCATCTATCTCACGCACTAGAACCTCCTCACTGTGGTCACATATGTTAATAGCCGACTGTCTAGCCTCCGCTAAATTATCCTTGTAGCTTATCCAAGCCTTACTCCCGTTTATTGTTAAAAACTTCTTCATCTCTTATTGTTTTAATTTATAATTATAGTATACTTGTACTGGTGCAATTACATCCCTCTCAAAGCTGAGGTCACTAGGTGCGTAACGATTCCATAGAGCTATGAACGTCTCCCTATCCACCTCATCAGATAGCTCGCAAATCACTCTCATTCTTTCCGTACCCTTAGCGTAAGTTAAGGCATCGGAGCTGAGCTCATAGGTGAAGTCGTGTCTACTCAGCACCTTCTCTAGCTTAGAGACCTCTCTGTAGTTAGCGAAGCCTACCTCTATACCTATCTCCACATCATCCACTAGGTAGTACCACAAGTCCTTGATGTCGTGTATAAGGCTCTCTGTGTCATCATCATGCAGTGCGTACATCTGAAATAGACCCGTGTTGAATAGGTCTATAGCTTGGTCTGTGACAATCTTCCATACGAAGTTATCGCTCTCATTGATTCTAATTGTTTCTCTCATATCTATTGTTATTTTAATTTAAGTTTGCAAATATAGTAATAAATTAGTTAGGACTATCTAACACAATAAACCTATCACTGTTTTTATTAAGGTCTGTTGAGACTGTGTGTCTCTGACTAGTAAGCCCAAAGCTAAACGATGTTAGGTAGCAGTACTGCTTACCATCGTTGCTGATTCTGCCACCCTCTATGACCCTCATCACCAGTCTGCAAGCGTCTTGGTCTGTGAGTGTCTCACTTCTGTTATCTATTATTAGCTTTCCCATATTTAGTTTATTCGGGTGAACACTAGCCACCCATTCTTATTCTCCTTCATAGTGTAGGGTACGAATCCCGTCACTGTAATAGCAGGCTCTAGCTCCGCATCCTCAAGCGGGTGAGTGTCTCCAATCACACCCTCGTATGACTTAGGGTTCACACATCTACCATCTACAAAGTGGTTACCTACTGTGTCAATTCTGTTGCTTACTCCGTTTACTCTGAAAAATCTTGTGTCCATAACTTAATCTATTTTATTAATTAATACTTGCTGCTCATTACAACTTCTTTTATAATCCTCAAATATCTCCTTGTTTGATACGTGTGGTACTCCTAGAAAGCTCTCTAGTGAGTACACTGCCATGTTTATATACATATATTATTATTTTAAATGATTACACTGTTACCTCTCCCGTTCTCATAAGCTTCCATAACTCTATCTCTAGAGCTGCTCTGCCCATACTCCCTTACCTCGTAGAGCCACTGCTCCTCAGATATGATGTCTATGGCAGTGCGTCCTTCAACCCACTCCCACTCACTCTCATCATTCATCCACTCATAGTGCTCCTTGTAACTCTCAGAGCTACCGTAGCTAGTCACCTCCACACAGTCACAGTCGGTGGAAGATAGTATGTAGTACACTGGCTCTTTGTCGAACCTCATCCTCCACCAATGGTCAAACACCCTCTCTTTCTTACCTATCCAACGCTTTAATCTATACTTACGCTGCTTAAGTGTCAATGGTTTCTTCCACCATATAGCCACTGCGTACAGTGGTGTGTAGATGTTCAGTAAGTCCACCTCACCGAAGTCCTTGTTGTTTAGCACCACCCTCCATGAGCCTGCAGTTCGATTCTTTCTTCTCTTAGATACCTTAATCTTCATCTCTATTATCTTTAGGTTTAACAAAATGGTGCATCAGTTATGTTACTACAAGCCGTTAACGCTCGACCAACAGACTTGGCGTACACCACCGCCTCGTCTATGTACTTGAAGTCAACGTCAGAGATGTCATCTCCATCCTCAAACCCCTCAAGTATCTGCCCAATCTCATCACTCATACCTTGCATTTGGTACATCATGTTATCGTGCACTAGGTCATCTATTAGGTCAGAGCCGGTGTCACTGTATATTCTATTGTATACATCCCATACTACTTTCTCTGCTCTCTTGTATCTCTTCTCTATATCTTTTCTGTTCATGATTTTTTATCGTTTATAATTAGTTTGTAAATATATAAGTACATGTCGTAGTCATCCACGTAACTGTCCAACATATCCATCTGTGTTTCTCTGTCTACAATAGCCTCAAGAGAGCCATCAACGACCTCGTTAAACTTTCTGTACACTGCGTCCATCTTCGCTGAGATGTGCTCTGTAGCCTTCTCTTTTATCTTTGCTTCCATACCTTAATTAGTTTTAGAATATTCGTAGTAGTTAATAGTAGTCTCAATTAGGTGTCTCCCCATAGCGGTGTGAAACCCGTAGCTATGTGTGGCGTTACCTATCGGTAGGTTCTCGATAACTAGGTGGAAGATATCTCTAGGCTCAAAGCCCTCATTCTCCTTGGCGGTATTTCTACACGCTCTAACTAGTAGTGACACGTCGTGTCTTGGTGCTCCATAATTCTCGCTGATGTACTTGCGAGCCTCTGCAATTGTGATGTTGTCTTTAATCATCGTTTTAAATTTAGTATTAATAGATGTGGTGGGTGTAGCGATACACCTCATGGTCTCAGACCCACCACTGTTACTCTTAGTTAATCTCTCTTACTACCTTCATCCTCTGAGCTAGCACCCATGTGCCACCTTGTGACTCGGGTCTGTCATACAACTCAGTGTCCTCAACCTCTACCAATACCCACACTCTGCTCTTACCCGCACCCTCTCCACCTACCACTAAGTGAGGAGCGAAAGGTCTTAAGCAGCAGTGCCACCCTTGCCTAACTGCGAACCCTTTAGTAGGGTAACACTCAGCGTCTAGCCACACACCCTTAGGTATGCGGCTCTTCTTGTTTATGAATAGAGGTGATAGCTTACCATCCCTCATGCGTCTAAATAGCTTATATGCTCTCATATACTCTTAGATTGTTTAATAGTTATTAGTGTTAAAGCTAGCGTGTCTTAGCACGTCAGGTTCGTTAATGATGTGTGCCACCAAGCCAACCAACGCCACAACGAATAGTATAAACATCGCTGCAGCAATTAGGTTAAGTAGTGGTGAGTCTGTGCCCGTAAAGCGTGATAGTGAATTGTTCATAGTTTATTTGATTTTGTTAAACTGCTTAATGATTTCTACAACAGTGTTGTAGGTCTGCTCTATGTCTTGAGTTATCAGCCCATCAACTAAAGCGGTGTACCAATCAACATCAGTGTGTATGTCATCGGTAATTGGAATACACAGAGTCACTACGGGCATAAGCCAATTCCAATCGGTGTGGTATCCAGTATCAATGGCAGTTCGCTCGTTATCTTCTGAGTAATAAATAGCACCATAAGTTGATTGGTCATCAACTTTGTATCCTTCAAACTTTGCTATTAACATCGCATTGTTTTTAATTCTATCGTCTAGTGTAGTTCTCATAATTCCTATTGTTTATTTAGCTTAGTTCCCGTGTTACTTAATCCACCAACTCTTACCTTGTAGCCGAATGGTGTGTGTGCAAATGCTACAGACTCTTCGACAATAGTTATTCCACTTAAGATACATGCATATGCATCATCAAACCTAGCCTCAAGCTCATTGTCTGAAAACTCAATGAAATTACCCGTGTGGTTTAAGTGCATCCCATATACATCAATGGTGAAATTTCTTAGACCATTCTCATCAAAGATTCTATCCAACTCTAACATAGCCACCTTGTCCTTTAGTGACTGCTCAACAAGTATATCGTCCTTGTTTAAATTTGTCTTAGCTAGCTCAGCTGCAAAGTAGCTATTGATTTCTCCTAATGTTACCTCCTCGGTGTCTTGAATTAAATACTTCATAATAATATAATTTAATGTTAATAGATGTGGTGGGTGCATCGCTGCACCTCATAGTCTCAGACCCACCACTGTTACTAGTTATATTATAATCCTACTGTACCCATTTCCATAGGCATCTAGGTAGATTATAAACGTGTAGTTAGCCAACACATGGGCTACTTGACGAACCTTGAATGTGTGGTCTATTGTGATAGAGTCTACTGAACTACTATCGCTCTGAACTAGTACTGCTACTACCTCCTCTATGTCTATGTTACCGTTACCATCTGCGTCTAACATAAAGTGTTGAAAATTCTCTAGTGTCATAATTAATATACTTTAAGTTCATGTCTCTCTACGATTATACGAGCCTTGTATCGACCCTCCTCACCAACGTAGTCAACAAACCTTAACACGTTGTTATCCCTCGCTATCCAATCAGTGTCCTCCTTTATCTCAGAGGCTCTGTTGATAGCAAGGATTTGCTTTACCTCATACTCAGCCATCTTAACACTGCTGCAGTAGCTTGTGCCAAACTGATAACCATCTGCGTAGGAGTTGTAAGCTCCACTCTTTACTACATATACGTATCTCATAGCTCCTCGTTGTTAAGTTTATACTCTCTCTCAGCACGCTTGGCTGCTCTCTTCTCTTCCACTGCCACTCTGAACGCCCTGTTGCTGAATGATGTGTGGTCATGCCGCTTCTTAGCGAAGTACTCAATTCCTACTCGTCTCATAATTTCTATTGTTTAGTTGTGTAACCTACGCTTCTAATATACTCTCTATCTAAGTGGTGCTGCAACTCAGCCCAATTTGAAGTTCTACTCGGCATCTTACATAGCTTGGTGCTATGGATGCATGTTCTACCATCGTTGTCCTCTGTGTAAAATACCCACAAACGCTCTTCTCTGTTCGGTCTAATCATAATTTAATGTATTAAGTTAATATAGCAGCAGCGGTGGGAGTCGAACCCACACAGTGTTATTATTTCCACCAACCATGTTCACTGCTAGTTGGGTGAGTTTAACGTCCTCACCCTATGTAAGACCACCACCTAGATTGGTGTCTTTACTGTACAAATTTAATCCATCTAGGAAATCCCTCAGTAGTTGTACATACTGCGTTCTATAGGGTTATTTATAGCGTTAGAAGCTACGTGACTCAATATACTCAGCCAAGGTGTCTTGGTGGTCATGAGACATGCTAGTCCATAGCCATAAGAAGGCTTGTTCACCATTACCGAATCTACTGTAGTAAGCACTGAACTTACTCTGAAAGTGCTCTGCTAGTCTAGGCTCATCAGCGAATGCTTTGGCGATAAACTGAGGCTCATAATTGAATGCGAAAAGGATTACTTTGCGGGTTAACGCAGTGTCTGTAGTTGTCATAGTAATATAATTTAAAGTTAATATTAGTTGCAGTGGATGCAGCGATGCACCTCACAGTCTCAGACTCACTGCAGTTATTGGTTAATTCTCTTCTATAAACTCCACGCCATTAGGCAGTCTAGTCACACCTAAATTATCCCTTACATTCTTTTTTACATCTTGTAAGTTGATACCGAAGTAAGTAAGTGCGTAAAAATAATCAGGTAGGTAAACAGTGTACTTTTTCATGTCTTAATAATTTAATGTTGCGTAATTCATCTCACTCTTCAGTGTCAGTAAGGCTAGCTTCTTGTAAGCAGCCTTGGTGTCCAAGCCTAGCAGCTCCTTGTAGTGCTCGATAATGCGTTGCTCTACTGTCTTGCGATATATGCGTCTTCTTGCCATTGTAATGTGTATTAAATTGTTATACCACCTAAAGCCCGACATTTCCATGCCGAGCTATACTCATTGGTGTTACTTCTAATCTTACTCGATGCCCAACAACTCCAAGTGTGGAGCGAAGTACATAGGGTCTTTGCCATCAATAGATACTACCTCGTAGTACACCTCATTAATAATCATACCTAGCTTAGTCTTATCCTCTACGCTATCGTAATATAGCTCTATTAGTGATACCACCACCTTGTTGTTTACTGATAACAACACCTTGAGCTCTGACATCCCAAACTCACCATAGATTCTGCAGCCATTGTACATGTCTGTTGGGTAGAGATTAAGCACCTCTTTGTGGATAACCTTCTTCCCAAATCTATGCTTTAACTCCACCTGAGTTCGCATTGGCAGTGAACATGGGAAGTATACTTTTCTGTCTTCATCTGTTAGGTAGTCGTTTAAGTAGCAGTCTGTTGTAATTTGATTGTCTGTAGTCATGATAATGTAATTTAATTGTTATGATTAAGACGTCTCACGACGTTTCGGCTACTAAAGCCTCATCAGTTAATCTTTATGCTGCGTCCAACACAAATCCTTGAACTCAGATATAGTCCAAGCTAGCTCGAACTCAAGCTCCTCCTGAGGGGTCATATCTGCGTCAGGATACTCTATGTCCACAAGCTCCTCGTAAGAGTCGCTGCTCAGGTGGTCATTCCAAGTCACCACATATGCATTGATGTGAGGTAGGTGCTCAACAGTTATGCTGCAGCACTCTTTGTGCTCAACGATTCTACTGTTAGGATTGCAGCTATAGATGTTCATAGCTATAATTGTAAGTAATACTGATACTCGTTTCATGGTAATGTAATTTGATTAGTCATCTGTGGGGGATTCGAACCCCATAGCTCCAAGCGTTAGCCGATGCAACAGATGATGTACCAACCATATCTCTATGGTGTGTAACCGAGTCTTGTTTTGGTAGACTCTCTGAACCCGTTTACTCTTCCAATACCATACCGCTGCTATACTTGATTTTGTTAGTGTATCAATCAATAGGTGGCTCTCAATAGCCATTCTTTTCCTATCTGCTTCTGACGACGAATTGTAGTGTGTAAACTGTGCTACCCTCTTTTAATCATTTCAACTGCATGCTGCAGAGAGGTAAGCTAGATGGCATTACTAATAGTAAGAAGTGAGCATCTACTGTGGGAGTCTGAAGGACTGTAGTAGTGAGAGCTGCATCAAGGACTGATGAGCTGAGCTCGATTAGTAATGTCAATATGTGTAAGAACGAATCGGTATTTCTTGCCGACAGGACAATAGTACAACATTTATAGTATATAGGGTGATTTGTAAGTTGTTGTGGATGAGTAGGTTAAGGGGTAGGTAAACAGTGCTTTGCAGTGGTGGTAAGGGCTACCATACGAAATGAAAATAAATGCTCTTTTCGATGAGATGCAGATATATTCGATGAACTACATCGACGAATGGTTGAACGGTAAATATCATCGATGAAGTGTATTCTATGAACGGTAGATAAATAGGATGAAATACACAAGTGGTGAGTAGAGTCCTACAAAAGAGGGGTGATTTTAGGTGTTTTTAGGGTGTTTTGAGAGAATTAGGACAAAAGATGTGTTAGCCCGCAGCACCACTATGTTAAGTGGACATTTAGACGTATAGTCTTGCGTTATCTAGAGAGCGAGTTGGCTGCCTGATACAACAGTTATTGATGCAGCATCTGTATGCTGAGAGCTAGGTGCACCGGATGCAGCATATAGCCTAGCAGCGGCAGCTCCTTGTGCTATAACCTTACTAACAAACCTAGAATGAACAACCAAGTAATGTTAGCTTTCACCTTTATATAGGTATCGACCATAACAATCGATTTGGAATGGGCACAGTCTAGGATAGGGATAGCAGACATTAGCTAATAGAATGGTATAGGAAATCTCAAAACATGGTATGGAATTTCAAAAATGGTAAAGGGGGTCTTCAATGGAAATCTGACTTTCCTTTTTGAATTGAATCGTTTATAATTTATATAGTCCCTTAAGAGGGCTGTTCCCCAAATTTTTATATATAACTTTTTATACAGCATACTTCTTAACCAACCCTAAGCACCCTCAGAAGCTCTCTAGAGGTACTTTAGAAGCCATTTCCTGTACTTTAAACTCAATCTGATATACTAACCTACCTACTCCTTAAATAGTCCCTTAGAACTCTTAATTTAAAGAGGCGTCATAAACCAACGGACTGACTCAACAGGTATTTACGAGCTGTATCTCACCAGCGGCAAGCCTTCTCAGGGATTTGTAGAACATAAGTAGGGTAGGAGGGTAAATCAAGTATGAGCCAATTAAGATTCCTATTCGGCTCATAATTATACAGCAGTTATCCAGCAATAGATATACTCTATAGAGGAAGCTTATAGTAGATTCCTTAGTAGCTCTTATAATGCTGTATCGAAGAAGAAGATTGATTGTTTTAAGAAGAAGGGTGGGAAGGCTTTAGCCTGAGTGCCCAAGAATATATAGTAGATTACTTATAGTAGATTCCTTTAAGAGATACCTTAAGAGATATCCTTTAAGAGATACCTTATAGTAGATTACCTTAAGAGATACCTTTAAGAGACTTCCTTAAGCGACCCCTCTCACACTCTCTCTCTCTCTTTTGCAAAGGTACAAAAAAATTATCAATGTTCATTATTGGCAAAGCCTATCAATCTGACCCCTTACTATAGATAAAATTTATAGCACCAGTGTTTACAGTGCCTCTCTAAAATAAGGTATAGACAAAATCTATAGTAACCCTACCTTACGATAGAAAAAAAGAATAGTATACTAATCTGGTATAGTTAAGGCTTATCGGTAGTTTTTATATGTAATAAATTTTACTTATCTTTGCATAAATGGTATTAACTTAAATAGAATTAAACATGAAAGAAGACAAAGAAGATTTAGACTTGACTTTAGTAAACACTGGAGGCTACTGGGATAAGACGATGAATCTAAGGTTTAAGCACAGGGACGTACATAACCACATTGGAAGTGCTAAATCAGAACCAAGGCTACAGCAGATGTGGCAGTGTTCAGATGGTTCAACAAAGTGGGAGTGGGTAGAATATATTGAAGAAGAATATCAAAACAATAAGAGATGGCTATGACTATAAAAATCAAATATAAAGACAACGTAGTTAAGATTGAAAATGACCATCAATACACTAGTTACATAGATGTTAAACATTTTGTTTTAGAGGTTATTGGAAAAACAATAGATAAATTAAAAGAAAATAATTAAACATGAAGGATAAATATTATACACCAGAGATAGAGGAGTTCCACGTAGGGTTTGAATATGAGTTTTACGGGCATAATGGGTGGAGTAATTCAGTATATGGAGGATTCTTACCAAGACCAATGAGCCATTATTTAGAAGTAAAAGAAGCTAGAGTAAAGCACCTAGATGGGGCTGACATAGAGAGTTTAGGCTTCTACCTCCAGTACCCAGAGTCAAAGAATAGTGGATACATCGACAGGGACATATACGAGGATGGATGTTGTGGTATTGACTTGATGGGAGATAGTAGGGTTGGTATTACACGGTACAACTACCCGAACACTTCTGTGGTGGTGCTTACAATCAAAAACAAATCAGAGCTCAAAAGGCTTTTAAAACAGTTAGGAATATAATGGGAAAATTAAAATTAAGAAGCAGGGTACGCCTGACATACTGGCGTGTATTTAACAGGAGAGCTTACAAGGAGTTCCACTACTGGACGGCTAAAGGACTACATAGGGTCTACGCATTCAAGCAGGTGAGGGATATGGTCAAGAAGGGGTGGAGGTAATCTTTAACATTTATTTAACAAACACTTATTTAATATGTAAAGAATTTTACGTATCTTTGCATAAATAGTATTAACTTAAATAGATATAAATTATGAGTAACTTATTAAAATACATAGCCTACTACAGGGTCTCAACGCAGGAGCAGGGTAATTCGGGATTAGGCTTAAGTGCTCAGCAGAGTAGTGTTAGGACGTTTGCTAAGGCTAGTGGTGAGTTGGTTGGGGAGTACACTGAGGTAGAGTCTGGTACACATAACAGCAGGAAGCAGTTAGACGCTGCTATTGATGCTTGTGTGGCTTTAGGGGCTGTCTTGGTGGTTAAGAACCTGTCACGTATCTCTCGTGGGGGTTATAAGGTGATGGGTAAGTTACAGGACTTGGGTGTCACTTTTATTGAGTCTACGTCTCCTTATGACAACCAGTTGATAAAGGAGTTCAAGTTCAGTTTGGCAAAAGAGGAAAGAGAGAAGATTTCTGAGAGAACTTCGTCTGCCCTACAGGAGATTAAGAAAAAGATTACAAAAGGGGAGCTTCACATATCTAAGGCTGGTAATATTGTCAGGTCTTTAGGGTGTCCTGATAACCTGAGTGCCATGTCTAGGGAGCGAGCTACGTTATCTATCCGTGCCAAGGCTGCTAATGACGAGAACAATAAGAGGGCTACCTCTTTAATAGTTGCGTTAAGGTCTGCTGGTTTGAGCTTCTACGCTATAACTAAGCAGCTTAATGACTCGGGCTTCAAGACGAGCAGGGGTAATAACTTCTCAGAGATGCAGAGTAAGAGGCTTTATGTTAGGCACACTAAACTTAATGTAGATGAACATAGCACACTGCTTGCGTAATGGAGATTGGTGGTACATCAGGTGCTACATGCGGGGTAACGACTGGGTAGACTACTACACGGGCGAGGTTATAGATAGGAGGTTAATATATAATATAGAGAAATTATGAATACAGATAACAAAAAAACAGGAAAGCAATTTGCTATACACGGTGTTATAAGCCGTTTTTCTATGCAAGAAGTATTGAATTATGAAGTACACTCACATTGGTTAGCAAGTTGGATTGGATTTGAATGGGGACAAGATTTAATGGGTAAATACTTCGCTTGGAAAGTAAGAAGAAAGTATAATAGGTATTTAGTTTCATTGGAAGAACGTAAGCGTGTTTTAAATGGCTTATAACGGACGAGTGTATGGTGTGTAGCGACCAAAACAGCACGAACAATAGAATAATAATTAAACTTTAAAAATAGAACAGATGAAAAATTTAAGAACAAAACTAAGCTATACATTATACATATTGTTAGCGGTAGTACCTCTAGTAAGTTGCGAACCGACTAGACAATATGTGTATGAGGGGAACGGATTAATTGTAACTGGTAAAAAAATAGGCGATAAACCAGAACGAGGTAAGTTTATATATTATGTAAATGACCAAGATGGGAAAGTTACAATTTGGAGTGATACGGATTTTAAGGTAGGAGATACTTTAAAGTTAGCACCGTATTACCGCTAACGACTTATATGGTTAAGGTTAGTTGCGTGATTAATAACAGAATTAAATAAATACAAATGGAATTAGATAAAGCAAAATTACAAGAAGTAGTTGAAAAGATTGCATACCAACAAACAGCAGAAGACCAAGCTGACGACCTATTTAATAAGATGGGTATTTTAAATAAATACGTGCAAGAGCAATTAACTTTAACCGATGTTGGTTGTAGTTTTTGCGAGGAGATACCCAAAAGCTCTTTTTATTTAGGACAAACTTGTGAGCAATGCAATAAACCTTTTAGAGTGGTAAAGAATAAGCAATAATTACCACCAACTAGGGGATATGAGTTATAAAAGTAAATTAAAAATAAATAAATTATGAACACAGACAGTATACCAGACGGCTGGTGGTTAAACGTAACGATAATGGCTCGCTTTCCAGACTCTTGGATAGTGGGTGTTATAAGAAGGGGTAAGGCATCTTGGATTACTGAGCACGTACTTGGTAACTTTGACACAGCAGAGGAGGCTTACGGGGCTGGTATGGAGTGGATAGGAGAATACTTAAATAGGAAATAGATATGAAAGACTGGAAGGACATACTCTACGAGGAGTGTAAGGATGATGAACAGACGGGGATATTTAAAGACAACAGCGTGGTACAGATAAAGATACACAACAGGGAGTTAATAGGTAGAGATAGGGACGGTAACGTACTTTTAATGGACTCTACGGGTAGGTTTAATATTATATCAGCGGTAGAGCTGTACGAACTAATTAAAGACGATAGAGACATATGAAAAAGCATGATAATGATAATATAACTAAGATAGCTATGGGACTGCTTGCTGACAGCTTTCTAAATAAGATGGGTATGGCTAAGGAGCTCGGTATATCGAGACCTACGCTGGATAGTAGGTT